AAAAGAGAGATAATTGGTGAAGATGGTTCGCTCGTTGAAGTTTATAATCTTCCTAACAACAGGATAGTGGACAATCAGTATGCCAAGATGGTTGACCAGAAGACTAACTATTTTCTAGGTAAGCCTATAACATTCAAGACTGACAATAAGGACTATTCAAAGCAGCTGGAAGCTATATTTAATAAAAAGTTCCAAAGAACAATTAAGAACTTGGGTGAAAGCTCATTCAATGGTGGTATTGCTTATTTGTATCCATATTATAACGATAAGGGCGATATAGCATTCAAAATATTCTATCCGAATGAGGGGCTACCGTTCTGGAAGGATGCAGAGCATACAGAGCTTGATTGCTTCCTTCGTATCTATCCGGTAGAAGCTTACGAGGGTGCAAGAGAAGTTACTATTGAAAAGGTTGAAATATATACCACTGAAGGAATTGAAAGATATGTCTTAAAGGACAATAAGTTAATTGCTGATGTGGAAGAACCTTCATCCACTCATTTCAAGGTTGAAGATCCTGAAGGTAAAGAATCAGGATTGAACTGGGAGAGAGTTCCGGTTATAGCTTTCAAATATAACAACAAAGAAATTCCATTAATTAAGCGTGTTAAGTGCCTGCAAGATGGTATCAACAGTATTATTTCTGATTTCGAAAACAACATGCAGGAAGACGCAAGGAACACAATATTGATACTTAAGAACTACGATGGAACTAATTTGGGCGAGTTCAGACGTAATCTTGCTCAGTTTGGGGCTGTCAAAGTTAAAACAGTTGACGGTGCTGATGGAGCTGTTGAGACATTGACTATTGAAGTTAATGCTGACAACTACAAAGCAATTCTTGACATCTTTAAGAAGTCATTGATTGAGAATGCCAGAGGTTATGACGCTAAAGATGAGAGAATGAACAACAATCCAAACCAGATGAATATTCAATCAATGTACTCTGATATTGACCTGGATGCAAATGGAATGGAAACAGAATGGCAGGCTTCATTTGAAGAACTGTTATGGTTCATTAATGTACACTTAACCAACTCTGGTAAAGGTGATTACACTAATGAACAAGTTGAAGTTATATTTAACCGTGATGTTTTAATCAATGAATCTGAAGCAATTACAAACTGTAAAAACTCAGTCGGCGTTATCTCAAATGAAACTATTGTTTCTCAGCATCCATGGGTTAATGACAATGATGAAGAGTTGAAGCGTATCAAAGAAGAAAAGCAAGATGAGATTGATAAGCTTTATGGTCAAACTTTGATAGATCCTTTAGGTGGTGATGAAGGTGGCCAAGAAGACTAATAAGTACTGGCAGAATAGATTTTTATTGATTAAAAAAGCCCAAGAGAAAAAAGATAAAAAGCTTTATAATGAAATTATCCATGAGTTTAAAATCACATCGAGAAAGATTGATGATGAAATAAATAAGTGGTATGGCCGATTTGCGGTCAATAATGAAATATCATTTACCGAAGCTAAAAAGATGCTCAATATTGATGAGCTTGAAGAGTTTCACTGGACGGTTCAAGAATACATAAAACTTGGTAAAGAAAATGCCATGAATCAACAATGGATGAAAGAGCTCGAAAATGCATCGGCTAAGTTTCATATTTCAAGACTGCAAGTGTTAAAATTACAAGTACAACATCACATTGAAGTGCTTCATGATAAGCAGCTTAAAGACGTTGATATGCATTTAAGAAATACATATGAAGACACGTATTATCACACTGCGTATGAAATACAGCACGGTTTTAATTTAGGATGGAATCTTCATCAGTTCAGCAATGAAGAGTTGTCAAACGTCATATTCAAGCCCTGGACAGTGGATAACAAAACATTCAGCGATAGAATTTGGGTGAATAAGCAGGACCTAATAAGCACACTGCACAGAGAAATGACTCAAAGCATAATCCGGGGTGAAGGTCCTAAAAACATAATAGCAGCTGTAAGAGAATTGCTCGGAGCTGAAGACAAAAGAAAAGCAACATACAAAGCCGGAAGGTTAGTTATGACGGAATCAGCATTCTTTTCTTCTGCTGCTCAACAAAAGTGTTTTAATGATCTTGATGTAGAAAAGTTTGAAGTTGTTGCAACCCTGGACAATCGTACTTCTGAAATATGCCAGGACATAGACGGTGACATATTCGATATCAAAGATTATGAGATAGGGGTTACAGCACCGCCGTTTCATGTTTGGTGCAGGACAACAACTGTTCCATACTTTGAAGATAACTATACTGAAAGAGCTGCAAGAGGAGTTGACGGAAAAGTATATTATGTAGACGGAAAGTTGAAATATGACGAATGGAAAGAATTATTTGTAATATAGTTAAATATTGGCTATAATATTACCAAAGGGAGGTAATATTATGATGAGTTTTGTTGTAGCGGGTGATTACTCGGGATGGCAAGTTGGTGCTGGATTTAAGGGGATGTTTTTAAAAAGCGGATTTAAAAAGGTAAAGGTAGATAAAGATACAATCGAATCTTATGAACTTGTTAATGATGAACATAGCAAATCAGCTTCAAGCGGTATTATAAGAGGGGGGGTTGGCGGAGCTTTACTTGGTCCAGTAGGTGCTTTAGGCGGTGCTTTAAGTGCTAAAGAAAAAGGTGTTTACAGAGTTTCAGTGCAATTCAAGGATGGCAAGCGAAGTCTACTGAAAATAGATCAGACTTTATATAATATATTAATGCAACAAATGTTTTAATTTAAATAAGAATAGTCCCTGCAAAGCCTCTCATTGAAGCGTAACAGTGCAGGTCTGACTCCGGAGCAATCCGGGGTTTTTTATTGCAATAATATAGGAGGCGCTAAATTGATAATAAATGTTTTAGGAACAGAATACAAAATAGAGTTCAAACTATTGAAAGATGATAATGATCTTAAAACTTGTGACGGTTATTGCGATAATCACACAAACACAATAGTTGTTAGAAATTATACCGAAGATGAACGAAAAGAAGATAATATGACTGGCAATCTGGATGAATATAATAAAAAGGTTTTACGACATGAAATAGTTCATGCTTTTTTATATCAAAGCGGTTTATCAGTCAATAGTATGCAATATAGTAGAGGCTGGTCGCAGTGCGAGGAAATGGTTGACTGGATTGCTATTCAGTTCCCTAAAATATTGAAAGCTTTTCAAGATACAAATTGTTTGTAGGAGGCGAGAGACATCGGCAAATCATATAAGCCTAAAATTATCAAGGGTGTGAAAGTTAAATACGATGATAAGGAATATGACAAAATAACATCGTTATCCAGGAACTACGATTATAACTGTTTTAATTATATCGATGAAAACGGATCCGAATGCGCAGTGTATTTGTCGGTAGATAAATCATTTGAAATAATTGAAAGCTAGAAAGGTGGTGGTCCTCTTATCTCCCTGAAGACTTGGGTTAAAGGTCTTATTTTTATGTCTAAAATTCGTCACTTTGGTATTACGGACGTTAACTGATAAGACAAATAACGTGGACTGAACCACGAAAAACAATGTATTTGAAAGGATGAAAGAAAATGAGAAAAGAAGAATTAATAGCACTAGGACTTGATGAAGCTACAGCAGTAAAAGTTGAAAAAGCTTCAACAGAGGAATTAAAAACATTTATTCCTAAGACGAGATTTGATGAAGTGAACACAGAGAAAAAAAAGCTTGAAGATGATGTCAAAGACAGAGATAAACAACTTGAAACTTTGAAGACATCAACTGGTGATGTGGAAGCTTTAAAAATACAAATCACAACTCTTCAGGCTGAGAACAAAACAAAAGATGAAACTCACGCTGCTGAATTAAAACAGCTCAAAGCTGAAAATGCAATTAATGCAGCATTGGCAACATCAAAAGCTAAGAATCCAAAAGCAGCAAGAGCGCTTCTTGATATTGATATAAAAAAAGTTGAATTCAACGATGATGGAACAATCAAAGGCCTTGATGATCAGATTAAGAAGCTGACTGAAGCAGAAGATTCTAAGTTCTTATTTGATACCGAATCCAAACCAGGTATACCAAAATTCAAAGGTGTTAATCCAGGTGAAGGAAAGGGTGGAGCTGGGGCTGGATCAGAAGGCGCACCTTCTTCACTTGCTGAAGCAATTAAACTTAAATTATCCAGCAACAACGAATAAAAAATATAAAAGAGTGAAGGGAGAACACTTATATGGCAGTAACATTGGCGCAAGCTAAACTTAACGTACAAGACGATTTACAATCAATGATTATTGATGAATTCGCAAAAAGCAACTTCTTATTTAACAACATGACATTTGATGATGTTGTGTCGCCTACAGGTGGAGGGGCAACTCTCACATACGGTTATACAAGATTAATCACACAACCAACGGCAGACTTCAGAGCTGTAAATACTGAATATGCTCCTCAGGAAGTAACAAAACAAAGATACACTGTTGACCTTAAAGTATTTGGTGGAAGCTTCCAGGTTGACCGTGTTATCGCGAACATGGGTGGTATTGCGGACGAAGTTACACTTCAAATGCAACAGAAAATTAAAGCTGCTGCTGCTTTGTTTAACGACACAGTTATCAACGGAGACTCAGCTATTGACGTGGATGCATTTGACGGTCTTGAAAAAGGACTCACAGGATCATCAACTGAATACAATACAGTGGCAGCAATAGACCTTTCTACTTCTGCACTGGTGACATCAAACTACATGTATTTCCTTGACATGCTTGATGAGTTCCTTGGTGGGCTTGATGGAACACCTTCTTTCCTTGGTGGTAACACTAAGATGATTGCTAAGTTAAGAGCAATTGCAAGAAGAGCAGGAATGTACCAGGTAACAAAAGACAACTTCGGGCAGCAGGTTGAATACTATGGAAATATTCCATTCGTAGACTTCGGAGCCAAAGCAGGCTCAAACAATCCTGTTGTTACTGTAGATGGTGTTTCAGGTGAGACTTCATTGTTTGCTGCAAGATTAGGCCTTGACGGTTTCCATGCTGTTTCTATGGCTGGTGTAGCACCTGTTCAATCCTGGTTACCTGACTTCAAAACTTCAGGGGCAGTTAAGACTGGTGAAGTTGAAATGGTTGCAGCTGTAGCGTTGAAAGCTACTAAAGCAGCTGGTGTTTTCAGAAAAATTAAAGTTCAATAATCTATGAACCAGTCAACTTATGTGACTGGTTCAATTTCTTTATGAAAGGATGAGAGTAATGGCAAAGATATATAGTCCAAATAAACAGTATGTTGGTATTTCAGCAGGTGTTACATTCGTTCAGGGTGTAGGTGAAGCCACAGATGAATACCTGATAGACTGGTTTAAGAAACACGGTTATGAAGTGGAAGAGGATTTAAAAGTTCCTGATCCAGATGATAGTGATCCAGATGATAATCCAGGCGCTCCGGGAGAAGTAAATGAAGGTGACTTAAATCCTGATGTTACCAGCCCAGGGACCATTGATTTAGAAACTTATTCAGTTGAAGAATTAATCAAGTTTGCTGAAGACAACGGAATTGATATCGGAAAGGCAACTTCAAAAGAAGGAATACTGAAGAAGATACAAGAAGCAGCTGAAAAAATAGAAGAATAGGATGTGATAATCAATGTTAACTGATATCACAGAAAGACTATTGTCACTCGGTTACACAGTTGTCCAGGGTGATAATTGGGTACTTGACTATATAAGCAATAAGGTTGAGAACAGCATAAAAAGTGATTGCGGTGTATATGATTCTTTAACGTTGACCACAAAAATACCTGATGAGTTACATCAAATTGCAGTTGATAGGGTTTGCGGAGAGTTCTTGCATAGTAAAAAGGCATCCGGGGCTCTTGTCGGATTTGATTTGACTACTGCTGTTAAAACCATTCAGGAAGGCGATATAAAGGTTGATTTCGGCGGTTCATTAACGCCTGAACAAAGGTTGGATGCATTGATTAATTATTTGTTAAATCAAGGAAAGGGCGATATCGCTTCGCATAGGAAAATAAAATGGTAATCCATGAAAAGACAGTTGCTGCTGTAAGAGCTGCTATCGAATCAATGTATGATGGCAAATGCACCGTAACGGAATATAACCCATTAACGGATCCTATCACCAAGATTACCAAACATGTTGAAGATAATGTTCACACCGATAAACCTTGCCACTTATCTTATAAAAATATAATCAATACCAATTCAACCGGGACAGGTTCGATTTTGACTCAAATAATAAAGTTATTCATTGCACCTGAGGTAACAATTAAACCGGGTTCAAAGATTACCGTGACACAAAACGGTATCGCGGCAGAATATAAAAATAGTGGTAAGCCTGCTATTTATAGCTCACATCAGGAGGTTGTCCTGGAATTGTTTGATGGGTGGTCTTAATAATGGCTAAGTGGGGAAAGGTTGATTATAAGCAGCTTAAAAGGCTACAAAAGAACCTTGATAAGCTTGCCGGTGTAGACCTGGATAAATTCATTAACGACATAGCGAAAGAACTGGCTGCAAGGCTTCTTGCAAAAGTTATTAAAAGAACACCTGTTGGTGAATATTCTGATACTGGTATGATGGGTGGAACCTTAAGACGTGGGTGGACCTCTGAAACTGAACAGGAAGCTGAAGCAACTGCCGTATTTGGTGGTGGAAATGCTGCTAAAACATATGCGAACTCACTTAAAGTTGAGCGGGTTGGAAATGTATATCAGATTGAAATAGTAAATCCGGTTCACTATGCGTCCTATGTTGAGTTTGGCCACAGAACAAGGAATCATAAAGGCTGGGTAAATGGCAGATTTATGTTGACCGTATCTGAGCAGGAACTTGAAGCCCAGGCGCCACAGATCATAGAAAAGAAATTAATAAAATACTTAGGGGAGGCATTCGATGTTAAATGATATTATAATTGCAATTTCAAAGAAGCTGAACCTTGAATTTGGCGACACTTATAAAATTCATGATGAACCAGTAAAGCAGGGTTTGACTGAACCTTGTTTTTTTATTGTGCTTTTAAACCCGGCACAAACGCAAGTAATTGGAAAAAGGTATTTCAGAACACAGCCATTTGACATTCATTATTTTCCAAGTACAGCTGATAAGAACACAGAAATGAATGATGTTGCTGACAGATTGAATGATGCCATGGAATTTATAACGCTTGAAAATGGTGACAAGCTTCATGGCACAGGTATTAATCATCAGATTGTTGATGAGGTTCTGCATTTCTTTGTTAGTTACAATATATACGTTCACAAAGTGGAAATTCCTTCTGATTACATGGAAAATGTAGCAGTCAATAACGAGGTGATCCAATGAAAGAGATAGAAACAAAATTTACAAAAGAGCAGTTACTTAAAAGCAAAAAATATACTGACAGAAAAGACATTGTAAATGTTCTTTTGAAAGATGACCAAACGTACAGCTTCAGTGAAGTTGACGCATTAATTAAAAAATACATGAAAGGTAAGGTGAAATAATGGCATTAGGTGGCGGAACTTTTGTGACTCAAAATAAAGTACTTCCGGGTGCTTACATCAATGTTATTTCAGCAGCAAGAGCCTCAGCTTCGATTTCTGACCGTGGTATCGCTGCAATGGGATTGGAACTTGATTGGGGACCTGATGGAGAAATATTTGAAGTTACTAACGGAGACTTTCAAAAAGATTCTCTGAAAATCTTTGGTTATGCATACACTGATCCAAAGATGAAAGGCCTTAGAGATTTATTCAAATACACTAAAACTCTTTTCGCCTATAAATTAACAGGCGGTGGAGTTAAAGCGACAAATACTTTTGCAACTGCAAAATACGCAGGAGTAAAAGGTAATGATTTAAAAATTGTTATATCAGCAAATGTTGATGTGCCGACAGATTTCGATGTAAAAACTTACATTGGAACACAGCTGATTGACACACAAACAGTGACCACAGCAGCTGAACTTGTATCAAATGACTTTGTTGACTTTAAACCGGCAGCAGTACTCGCTGTTACAGCTTCAACACCACTGGCAGGTGGAACAAACTTGGCAGTTGACGGAACAGCGCATCAGGCATTCCTTGATAAAGCTGAAGCCTATTCATTCAATACAATGGGTGTTGTTTCAAATGACTTGGTTACAAATCAATTATATTCTGCTTTCTGCAAGAGATTGAGAGATGAGCAGGGTATTAAATTCCAGGTTGTAACTTTTGCTAACCCAGCGGATTATGAGGGTAACATCAACGTTAAAAACACGGTTACTGATGTTGGAGCGAGTGCAGCTTCACTTGTTTACTGGGTAACAGGCATAAGCGCAGCATGTGAAGTCAATAAATCGAATTTGAACAAAAAATATGATGGGGAATTCACAGTTGATACTAATTACACTCAAGCACAGCTTGAATCGGCAATTAAGGCCGGAGAATTCACATTCCACAAGGTTGGAACTGATGTTCGCGTATTGAGTGATATAAATTCACTCGTAACAACTTCGGACACCAAGGGTGACATCTTCAAAGAGAACCAAACAATCAGGGTGGTTGACCAGATAGCAAATGATATTGCTTTATTGTTCAACACAAAATATCTCGGCACTGTACCGAATGACGCTTCCGGACGTATTTCATTCTGGAATGATGTTGTAACTCATCATAGAGAACTTCAGAGAATCAGAGCCATTGAAGACTTTGAAGCAGATCATGTGACAGTTGAACAGGGGTTAACTAAAAAAGCTGTAGTAGTTAATGACGTTGTAACCATTGTAAATGCAATGGCTCAATTGTACATGACTGTTGTGGCTCAATAAGGAAGGAGTTGTAAAGTATGCAGACAATGAATGCTAAAGATGCCGTAAGTGCTTCCCTTGCCGAATGTTTTGTGACAATAGACGGTAATAGATATAACTTCATGCAAGCTATCAACCTTGAAGCAAACATGGAAAAGGTAAAGAGCCAAGTTCCAATATTGGGTAAGACCGGAAAAGGCAATAAAGCAACTGGCTGGACTGGTTCAGGTAATGCGACATTCCATTATAACACTTCTATATTCAGGGAATTATTGTACAGATACAAAAACACAGGTGAAGAAATCTATTTCGATATCCAGGTTACAAACGAAGATCCTTCTTCAGCTGTCGGAAGACAGACGATAATTTTGAAAGATTGCAATATAGACGGTGGGTTATTGACAAGGTTTGACGCAGACGCTGAATATCTTGATGAAAGTCTTGATTTCACGTTTGAAGACTGGGAAATGCCTGAGAAGTTTACTAATTTGGCAGGTATGCTATAAAATTTGAAAGGATGATGAATAATGAGTAATTTAAGTGCTTTCTTGGCGGGTAACGCGTTAAAAAATGAAAATGTAAAATATGCAACTTCTAACAGGTTTGTCGATGAAAACGGCAAACCTATGTTATGGGAGATTAAATCTATAACAAGTGAAGAAGATGAAATCATAAGAAAACAATACACGAAGCAGATTCCTGTTCCTGGTGCCAAGAATCGATTTATGCAAGATTTCGATGCTAACGGATATCTGGGAGTAATGGCTGCAAAGTGTACTGTTTTTCCTAATCTTAACGATGCTGAACTTCAGGACAGTTATAAGGTAATGGGAGCAGAAAAGCTTTTAAAGGTGATGTTGAAGCCTGGCGAATACCAAGACTATTTGAAAAAAATACAAGCAGTTAACGGCTTTGATGTACCGATGGATGAGGTCATAGAAGAAGCAAAAAACTAATACGTGAAGGTGATGCTGATGCTGTTGTAGCCCATTATTGCCTTCACAAATTACATATGCTTCCGAGCAAATATGAAAGTTTGCCACGTCGTGAGAAAGCATTTATAATTGCTTCTATTCAAGTCAAGAGTGATGACGAGAAAAAAGAAAATGACAAAATTAATAAAGCAAATAGAAAGACTAGAAAAAGAAGATAGGGTTTAGATCATGATTTAAACCCTATCTTTATTAAAGGTAGGTGAGACAGTGTCAACAATAAGAACTGCTATTCAAATACAAAATGGTATGACACCTGCATTGAAAAGCATGAACAGTGCTTTAAACATGGTTTTAAGTAGCTTTGAATCTCTTCAAAGTGTAAGTGGTAATTCCATAGATACTGCCAGTATTAAAGCTGCAAGAGCTGAACTTAATAAATCCGAAATTGCAATAAATTCGGTTGAACAGGAAATAAGAGAAGCTGCTGAAGCACAGAATCAATTAAATGACAAAATGAATCAAGGCTCAGGAGCTGCTAACAGTTTATTAAGGGGCATTGGTAGAATTGCCGGAGCTGCTGGAGTTGCGTTTGGTATAAAAGGTATTACAAACCTATCAGACACAATGACTTCCACAACAGCGCGACTCAAAATGATGAACGACGGCTTGCAGACAACCGATGAGCTTCAACAAATGATATATCAATCAGCTGATAATGCAAGAGCCAAATATGTTGATACGGCTGCTGCTGTTGCTAAACTCGGTGTGCTTGCCGGAGATGCTTTTGGTTCAACAGAAGAAATTGTTGCATTTGCTGAACAGATGAATAAACAGTTTGTTATTGGTGGCGCAAGTGTTCAGGAACAAACATCTGCAATGTATCAATTAACACAAGCCATGGCAGCTGGTAAGCTACAAGGTGATGAATTTAGGTCCATTATGGAAAATGCTCCAATGTTAGCTCAAAGTATTGCTGATTATATGGATATACCTAAAGGCGAATTAAAAGAAATGTCATCAGATGGTGTTATAACAGCGGATATTATAAAAAATGCTCTATTCAGCGTAGCTGATGAAACTAATGCTAAGTTTGAAGAAATGCCAATGACCTGGGCGCAGGTGGGAAACGAAGTTGCAAATACGATGCTTCAGGTATTTGATCCAGTCATCCAAGGAATTGGTGAAGGAGCTCAATGGGTAGGTGACAATTGGGAAAATCTTCAACCTATATTCTTTGGAGCTGCTGCTGGTGCTACAGTGTATGCTGCTGCTATGGGAATCGTTGCAGCAAGTATATGGCTTGCAGATGCTGAAAATAAAAAGTTTATGTTGGGGATGCTTACAAATCCTTGGACATGGATTGCTTTAGGGATAGGAATAGCAGTTGGAGCTATTTATAAATGGGTTCAATCAGTAGGTGGTGCTGCTATAGCTTGGGAAATAGCAAAAGATAAAATTTTATATGCATGGGATTTGATTGGTGTGGGCGTAATGACTGGTGTTTATGGAATAGGCGATTTAATGGGGTTCATGAAAGTATGGGTATTAACTGAACTTCAGGACATGGTTAACGATTCTATAGATATCATCAACGGTTTTGTTTATTTGTTAAATAAGATACCTGGTGTCGCATTTGATACTCTGGACCATATGACTTTTGCAACAACAGCTCAAGTTGAGTTTGAAGCAGAACAACGTGGAAGAGCAGACGCACTTAAAAATTTAAAGTATGACGCAAGTTTGAATCATTCCATGAGACAGATGGAAATTGACATAGCGAGAGAAAATGCAGCTGCTCAAGCAAGTAACTCAGGGATAGACTATGCAGGCCTTTACAATAATACTTATGACACAGCTGAGAACACTTCTAAAATTGCAGACAGCATGGAGATATCTGAGGAAGAGTTAAAATATATAAGAGATATGGCCGAACGTGAAACTGTAAATAGATTCACGACTGCCGAAGTAAAAGTGGAAATGACCAACCATAATAATATTAGTTCAGATATGGACATTGATGGTGTCATAGATATATTCGGTGAAAAGTTAGAAGACTCAATAATTTCAATAGCTGAGGGGGTGCATGAATAATGTATAGTTTTTATTTAGACGGAGTACAATTACCAATCGCACCTTCTAAGCTAACAATAAAAATCAAGAACCAAAACAAGACTTTAAACCTCATAAATGATGGTGAAGTCAATCTGCTAAAAAGAGCCGGATTGACAGAAGTTAATTTTGACGCGAGATTCCCTCAGGTGAGATATCCATTTGGAGTATATCCCAACGGTTTTAAAACGGCAGAATTCTTCTTAAATAAACTTGAAACACTGAAACAAAGCGTTGAGCCTTTTCAATTTGTCGTTTCAAGGATGTCCCAGGGTGGAGAACTTCTGTTTGATACGAATTTAAGGGTGTCGATTGAAGATTACGACATTGAGGAAAACGCAACGGAAGGGTTGGACGTAATAGTATCAATAAAGTTGAAACAGTACAAGTATTTCGGAAAGAAAATACCGATTATAAAAACTACACCAACCAAAACAACTCTGTCGGTTGCAGATAAAAGAACCGTCACGAAACCAATACCCAAGACTTATACTGTTCAGCCGGGAGACTCTCTTTGGAAAATATGTAAAAAGGAATTGGGTGATGGTGCAAAGTATAATGAAATAGCTTCACTAAACAGTATTGCAAATGCAAATTTAATTTATCCAGGGCAGGTGATACGTTTTGGATAAGGTAGATTTAATAATTCAAAATGGTAACTCAATACAAATACCGGCACTGGAGGAGCCTATTGGTTGGGAAACCACCAGAGCCGGCGCACCTGGTAAGTTGACTTTTACAGTAGTGAAGGATCCTACACTAAACTTTCAGGAAGGAAATCCGGTATCATTTAAAAAAGATGGTAAGAATGTATTTTACGGATTCATCTTCAGTAAGAAAAGAAATAAAGGTCCAACAATCGAAGTCACGGCTTATGATCAGCTCAGGTATTTTAAAAATAAAGATACTTATATCATTGAGAATGAGACGGCGAGTGACTTTCATAAAAGGCTTATAGCAGATTTTCAATTAAGCCCAGGCACAATTGAAGACACGAAGTTTGTTATTCCTTCAAGGGTTGAAGACAACAAAACGTTGTTTGATATGTCTCAAAATACTTTGGACATAACACTTGCAAACGCGAAAGAAATGTTTGTGCTATATGATGATTTTGGCAAGCTCACACTTAAAAACATTGGCTCTATGAAAGTTGACTTTCTTGTTGACGATGAAACCGGAGAAGATTTTGATTATACTTCATCGATTGATTCACAGACTTATAATAAAATCAAATTAGCTTATGACAACACAGAGACAGGAAAAAGAGAAATTTACATTGTTAACGATCCGGATAACATAGATAAATGGGGTGTGCTGCAATATTTTGAAAAAATTGAAGAGCAGACAAACGGACAAGTCAAAGCTGATGCTCTTTTATCCCTTTATAACCGAAAAACAAGGAGTTTAAAGCTTAAAAACATAATAGGGGATGTGAGAGTTAGGGGCGGTAGTTTAATTGTCGTAAACCTCAATTTAGGCGATATAACTGTCAAGAATTACATGATGGTTGAGAACGCGAAGCATAATTTTAAACATGGTGAACACTTCATGGACTTGACTGTTAGAGGCGGTGATTTTATTGCGTAACATGAATGACATAACTAAATTAATTAAGAGAGCTGCTCTTGAAGCAATAAAAGAATCTGATCCTATGGCTATTATGGTTGGTACTGTATTAAGTATTGCGCCTCTTCAAGTGAATGTTGAACAAAGATTAACTTTAGGGGCAGCACAATTGCTTTTAACGAACAATGTTGTTGACCATGATGTAAGTGTAACTATGGACTGGTCAACTGAAGATATAACACATAATCACGGCTATAGTGGCGTAACCGGCACGAGTGATTTGCATACGCATAGTTACAGTGGAGCAACTCAGGACAACACTCATGGCCACGCTGTAACCGGCACTAAGATAATAAAAGTACACAATGCGTTAAAAGCTGGTGATATGGTGATGCTCTTGAGAATGCAGGGCGGACAAAAATATTTAGTAATTGATAAGGTGGTGGTAGCTTGATTCCAGTAGTTGATGATCTACAACCTGATTTTGAAATAGAAACACAGCCTAGTAAGGCTTTTAAAATAAATTTTGATAAGCATAGGATGATAGGCTTCACAGATGGAATTGAAGCTGTCATACAGGCTATATTTTTAATTTTAAACACAGAAAGATATGAACATGTAATATTCTCTTGGGATTATGGAATTGAGCTTGTGGACCTATTTGGCCAGCCGATTCCTTTTGTTTTACCTGAGCTTAAAAGGCGTATTACAGAAGCGCTCCTGCAAGATGACAGAATAGAATCTGTTGACAATTTTAACTTTGAAGTTACCAAGAGACAAGTCAATGTTAACTTTAATGTGGGGACGATATTCGGCATCATAAACGCAGAAAAGGTGGTGAACGTGTAAATGTTTGAAAATAAAACTTTTGATAGTATATTACAAGATATGCTCTCCAGGGTTAACAATTCTATTGATAAAAGGGAAGGCTCACCAATATACTTGGCTCTTGCTCCGGTCGCAGTTGAACTTCAGCAAACTTACATTGACCTGGATGCGCTGCTTGCAGAAACTTTTGCAGATACGGCTTCAAGACAGTATTTGATTAAAAGAGCAGCTGAAAGAGGACTTTCCCCTGAGTCTGCTACAAAGGCGGTATCAAGGGTATCTTTCAATATGGACGTGCCAATAGGTTCAAGATTTAGCTTAGACAGTTTAACCTTCGTGGCCATTGAAAAGATATACAACTATAATTATAAGTTGCAGTGTGAAACAGCAGGAGCACAAGGAAATATACTCGGAATACTGTTGCCAATTGATTACATTGCCGGCTTAACGACAGCAGAATTGGTTGAAGTGCTGATACCCGGCGCCGATGAAGAAGAAACTGAAGTATTCAGGCAGCGTTATTTCGATGATTTGGAAGCTCAAGCGTTCGGTGGAAATCAAGCAGATTATAAACAAAAAACAAAAGAGCTCAACGGTGTGGGTGGTGTTAAAGTTTATCCGGTTTGGAATGGCGGTGGAACAGTTAAGCTTGTTATTGTGGATAGCAGCTTTAATAAACCAACCGTTGAATTGATTGACACGGTACAGACTGCTATAGATCCTGTTGTTAACCAGGGCATTGGATTAGGAATTGCTCCGATTGGCCATGTTGTGACGGTAGAAGCTGTAACTGAATTAATAGTGAATGTTGGTTCCACAATCACCTTATCGGCAGGGTACATTTGGGCGGATGTTGAGCCTTATATTCAAGATGTGATTAACGGTTATTTTCTTGACCTCAAAAAGACCTGGGAAAATGAAAGTGCTCTTGTTGTTAGAATTAGTCAAGTTGAAAGCGCAATTCTCAAAGTGACAGGAGTGGTTGACATTACAGGCACAACTTTAAACGGTGGAGTTATTAATTTGATGTTGTCAGCTGTTCAAATTCCTGTTCTGGGGACGGTGACTAACATATGAGTTTAAAAGATTACTGGATTGATGAAATACAAAAGGTTCAAGAATTTCAGGCCATAGCTGAAGCTGTAGATCCTGAAGTAGTGAACCTTAATGCGGAAACAAAAAATTTACTTGATGATCAGTTTATCCAGGATGCAACAATCAACGGAATAGCAAGAAGAGAGAAGATGTTAGACATACAGCCGTTTAACGATGACACTTTGGAAACCCGGCGCTTTAGAGTGGGTGTGAAGTGGGATAATCAACTTCCGTACACAATCCCGCAGTTAGAGAAGAAACTTGCTGATTTAGTGGGTTTAAATGGATATATGATTGTTTTAAATCATGGGGCATACACTTTGACGGTTAGAATATCCCTGGGCGTAAAAAGAATGCTTGATGATGCTGAAACAATGGTAAAGAATATGGCTCCGTGTAATTTGGTTATAACTGTTGGCCTGCTTTACAATAAGCATAGTGATTTAGCTACATTTACCCATGCACAACTTGCAGCCTATACGCATTTTCAATTAAAAGAGGAGGTACTGTAATATGGATTTAACAACTTTAGGTTTAAAAAAGCCTCTGGTAACTGAGGCGTATGACTTACAAATTCTAAACGATAATGCCGATAAAGTAAATGAATTAATAACAGCTGATAGGGCACAAATTAACTCTTTGGATGCCTTTAACACTAATGCAAGATTTAAAATTGGAAGCATAACTAGAGATATGGCTTTAAGTGGTAATCAAGCAATTGCGGGTTTGGGGTTTAAACCAAAGGCAATAATTTTTATTGCTGCAAAACAAGCTGATGTTGGCATATTTTCAATCGGCTTTCAGAGCGATTCAGAAGTAACAGATGCACAAGTTGTCTACGATAGGTATAGTGTTGCAGCTAATAACTGGGGAACTAATGTTAATAGTGCGATACAGATATATCAAGGATCATCTGCAAATTATTTAACTGCAAAAGTAGCAACGTTTGATACAGATGGTTTTACATTACTATGGACTCCAACAGGAACTTTAAGTGGAAGTTTGACCGCTAAATATATTGCATTTAAATAAGGAGGATTATATGAAATATTGCATAATAAAAAACACGACAACAGTTATAGATGGTTCTGAAAATACTCAAGAAGTAATGCTACAAAATGCTGAAAGTGCAGGGGTTACAGCCGAAGAAGTTGAAATATTAACAGAACAAGAGTTTGAAGCAAGAAAAGCATTAGAGCCAACACCACCACATGAGCCAACAGCAGAAGAAAGAATTCAAAGTCTCGAAGATGCAATGATATTCTTAACGTTAGGAGGTATGTAATATGTACGGTTTTATTTTAAATATGTGGATAATGAAAAGAATTACAGCAACACAAGTACAAGCTTATGTTACAAAAGGATACATAACACAAGAAGAAGCTGACATGATACTTGCTACACCGCAGGCATAAGTTAAGGAACAAAAGAAAAATTTGGTGTGGAAATTAACACATAAAATAACACTAATATACATAGGGAACAAAACGAGAGTTATAGCGAAAAATCCTTGTCCCTTAAAAATACCTATGGTATGATTGAGAAAAAACTATAAGGTGGCATACTATAAATGGATGAAAAAGGATTAGGAATACTAAAAAGATATTCAAGTGAACTAAATATAATTCAATATGAGTTGCAACTTTTGAAAGACGGCAGAGTTTACGAAATATCTAGAGCACAAAGTGATGGATATCTAAATACTAGAGCTACAAAATTAGAAGAAAAAATCAAAGATTTATTATACAAAATTGAATATGATAAAGAGGGTATAGCGGAGAAATTTGCAAAACACTCAGCCCTAGACGGGCAGTAACGCAAAAGGATCTCTTCCGGAGGTCCTTTTTATATTGAAAAATTATAATTGAGAGGTGTTGGATTGAATGAGTATTTAAAAAATGCATTTGAGAACGTGCAGCCAATAGCAGCAATATTTTTAAGTGCTGTAATGTACGTTCTGTTTCCTGAGAGCTCATATTTGACGGCATTTTGTGCAGTAGTAGGTGTTATGGTGTTAGACATCATTACAAAGTATTACTCAATTGCTGTCCATCATGGCGGGCTATGGAAGAGCATAAAAGGCAAATATATAAACAGTAATAGTATGTGGGTGGGAACATCAAGAAAGATATTTGCATATCTAATTATTTTTATAATGGTTGGCTTAAGTTATAGGGTATCACCGGTCGCCGGTGTAGCAGCATTTCTAGGCACGGTTGTTTACTCTATTTTATTTTTACGTGAATGTCAATCCATACTGGAAAATTTAGATGATGCAGGTAGTGATGTAAAGTGGCTGCTGGCAATAGTAAAGCATAGAAAAGAAAAAATATTGGAAGAGGAAGGAATCAATGCGGATGGGACCATAAAGGAGGTTAAAACAATAGACAATGAGTCAAAAGTATAAAGTAACAGAAAATTTACTTACTGTAAATGAATTTTCACGACCAGGAATCAAGCTAAAAAAAGTGAAAGGGATTGTAATCCATTGGGTTGCGAATCCACTTTCCACAGCTGCCGCTAATAGAAATTTCTTTGAAAATAGAAAATCAGGGAAAAGCCTTTATGGATCAGCACATGAGATTATTGATTTAGATGGCAGTATTATAGTTGATATTCCTGCAGATGAAATGGCTTACCATGTAGGCAGTACAAAACCATATACGGATGAAGCAAAAAAATACTTAGGTGCATATCCAAATAACTGCACATATGGCATTGAATGTACACACATAGACTGGACAGGGAAAATGACCTCTGAGACATATGAAACTCTGATAAATAGAGTCGCCGATTTAATGCAACAGTTTGATCTGGTAGGCACAGAAAAGCCTCTGTGGTTGCACCAGGAAGTTGTTGGATGGAAGGATTGTCACCGATGGTTTGTGAATAACCCTGCAGAGTGGGTAAGATTTAAAAATGATGTTAATGAGAGGTGTGAAATGGCTTTACAGTTAACAGAGCAATGGCAATGGGACATGCTGTATGAAAATGTGAAAACATTGCGTGAAAAAGGCATATTGAATACAGCCGACTGGGAAACAAAAGTAAAGAACAAAACCATAACAGTTCATGAGCTGGCATGGCTTAATACAATTATTATGAAAAGACTATTGGAGAAGTAGAAAGGAGTATTTATGAACAATTTAATGTATCAAATCGCAACACTCGTAATATCAATTCTTGGCTTGGTGCTGACCGGTTTTGTTGTACCGTGGGTAAAGGCTAAAATAGGTACTGAAAAAATGGGCATTGTCCAGATGTGGGTTCAAGTAGCTGTAGCTGCTGCAGAACAGCTTAAGAAAGCAGATGCTTTGAATAAGGATGATAGAAAGCAGTATGTTTTAACGTTTATTAAAGATAAGGGCATCACTATTACAGATAAAGAACTTGATGCACTTATTGAAGCTGCAGTTTATGAACTGAACAAAGCTCAAAATTTACTATTTACAGATTTGGCTTTACAAGAGGGTGTTGCACTATTAGGTGAAACATCTGAAACAGAAAATCAGTAGGAGGTGATCCCTCCATCTGTTATGCTGGTGACTGCATAAATAAACCGGACATTTTGTGTCCGGTTTTTTTTTATTTTTGTACAACTTTATTGACATCGTTATCAAAAGTAGTATAATGATATTGAGAGATGTGGAACACACATTGCGAACATTAAAGGGTTCGTGGAAGCAGGGAAGCGTACAGGGAGACATAGCGAAGTCTTTACGGCCGTCGTTTATTGGTTATATTCAGCACCCCAAGGTAATATGATTTTGCAATATTAAGTCTTATGAATGGGGGTACAAATATAGTATGAAAACTTTGGTTTCTCTAATCATTGTACTATGTAATTTAATAGTTATATATAAACTTTCGTAAGAAAGTTGAACTAATAGCATATGAGAACTGTACGCCTGGGTTGTAAAATATAAGTAGAATATTAATTCTGCTTTTTTTATTTTTTGTAAAGATACCAAGTATTATTTTTAATATCATATTTTAATTCATATATGTCACTGCCTCTGTGCTGGCATACAAACATAATATTGTTTTTTCCGAAATTCTTGTCTTCATATACTTTCAAAATTTTTTCTACCATTACCGGTTCATCTTCATACCAGAACTTGACCGGTTCAATTTTTCCGTCTCTTGTAAATACGGCCATAACCTTTATAGGTTCGTTTAAAATTTTCAAAATAATCACCTCAACGATATATTATCATAAATGTATAAAAATTAAAATATTTTTAGCAATCCCTGTTGTACGATATTAAGTACGGTTATAAGTAACATTTATAAGTATGAAATTTACTGCATTTATTAGTTCATTAATGAGTACGTTTAAGGGTAAAAAGTGTCAGTCTTAACCGTACCCATAAGCATAGTTTTAAAAATCAGAGATTTTGATTATTTTACTTTTTGTAAAATGTTGAAAACTACAAATATATAGCTTGAATTTTAGTACGTTTATGAGTACAACCGATTTCTAAAATTTTGACATTAATTTTAACAAAAAAGGCGGCAACTAATTAGGTTTATCTATCTTCAAAAAGTCCATTTTGATTGACCTTTTTTCCTGTCTGTGATACTGTTATAATATGAGTAGGTTAAGGTTGAACTGATCATTCAATCTCTAGTGCTTTCCTGAGCACGAACCTACTCATTTTTATTCAGGAAAAATAACACTTACAGGAGGGTGTTTATGGAGGACCACAAAGAATTAGTAATCATCAAAATTATGTCAGAGATTCAGGAGAGGTTCGAAGTTGATAACATGATTATCAAAGATATCTTAGAAAGGAACCTGGATGACTACACTTTAACATCTAATGAGACAAGCTTAATGGTATCAGACTTGCCGGAGAAAATAACATTTTTCTTAGGACTAAAGTCACTTGAAGGACTTTCACAACAGTCTATTCAGCGATACAGAGACGAACTATCAATGTTTAGTAAGTATGTATTAAAGCCTGTCAATCAAATTACGGTCAATGATATTAGGCGCTATTTCGCGATTATACAATCAGAACGACCATATGCGAAAGTTACTATTAACGGCAAAATGAGTGTGCTAAAAAGCTTCTTTGGGACGCTGTACAAGGAAGAAATCATTGAAAAGGACCCAACAATCAGATTAAAAAATATAAAGGTCGATGTTAAGAATCTAAGGGAGCATTTAACAGCTGAAGAGCTGGAGACAGTAAGGAATGTGTGTGAAGATATCAAAGAAAAGACATTGGTTGAATTCTTATATTCTACTGCATGTAGGGTGTCTGAAGTTGTACAAGCTAAAGTATCCGATATAAACTGGAATAGTAACAGCCTGGTTGTTCATGGGAAGGGTGATAAATACAGAACAGTCTACTTCTCAGTCAAATGTAAATTATACCTGCAGGAATATTTGAATAGCCGGGAAGGTGACAGTGATAGTTTGTTCCTGGGAGAGCGCTCACCGTTTAGACCTCTGGCTAAGTCAGGTATTGAAAAAATAATAAAAAAGATAGCTCTACGAACAAGCATAAAGAAATCTATCAGCCCTCACATTTTCCGTCATACTTTTGCAACTTTAGCCCTGCAGCGCGGCATGAGTATAACCTTAATCCAGCAGATCCTGGGGCATACGCAAATAAACACAACTGAAATATATGCCAAGACCAACAACAGGCAACTCCAGATTGCCTATGAACAGTTTATGGCAGCATAGTTAATTATCCTTATTATTCAGTAGTTCCTTTGGTTACAAATATTCTAGTATATGCAACCAAAGGAACATATGCAAAATTAACTAGTATTCTATCCATTCTATATCAATATTATTATTACCTAAATATATCCTATTGATAAATACCCTTATATAATTTTTCTTATCTTCAAAACTTAATTCTTGCCATGATGAAAATGAATTCACTAACTCAATAATTTTTTGATTATTAATTTTATGTCCTAGTTGATTATTAATCTGACTACTTAATTCTTTTTTTTCAGAATCTAATTTTTCAATTCGCTCATTAATGTATTTTGCTGTTACTGTCGATGAATCTTGGAGTTGGTTAATAAGATTTTCAATTTTTTCATCAATACCAACAATTTTTAATTTTATATCATTTATTTCAGATGTATTAATATTTTCTTCTTTGAAATTAATAGTCCTAAGATTCTCGATTTTTTTTAAAATAAGTTCTTCAATATAATTTTCTAATTCTCTTGTATTCCATGTAGCATTAGTATCACAGCACTTGTAGTCATATTTGCCCTTGCAGTAGAAATAAATTTTATCATCAGTTTTTCCCGTTCTTCTTGCCACCATAGCATAACCACAATCAATACATTTAGTTAAGCCGGATAACCATGTTACTTTACCTTTGCCAGTATTTCTTATAAACTGACTGTTGTCCAGTTTATATTGGCAAGCAAGCCACGTGCTGCTATCAACTAATCCAGGGTGAACAGATATACACAAATGTTGCCCTTCTATATTCTCTTTTTTAAATTTTGTTTTAGACTTTCTATCCCCGTATAGAAAGCATCCGTTAATATTATTAAAGTCAATTAAGTCATTGTCAATTATAGCCCCAAGGTTCTTATAATACATGTATATATCAGCATCTGCTTTAACATAACATGGATTTCTTAGTATTCTTGTAATTTTAGTATTTGCCCACGGTTCATCTGGTAATATTTTATTTAAATATTCTGTCAGTTGACCGGTAGAGAGTGTGGTTGAATACAATTTGTATATATTCTTGACTATATCAGCATGAATTGGATTAGGTGCATATGTAGAAGCCTTTCTACCAGCTGCAGGGTAAGGTTCTCTTACATAACCAAATGGAATTCTTCCTCCCATAAAAAGACCCTGCTTTCCCCTAGAATAATAATTATCCTTAATTCTTAATTGAATAGTCTCTCTTTCTAATTGTGCAAAAACCATTATAATATTTAACATAGCACGTCCGATAGGAGTTCCTGTGTCAAACTTTTCAGTTGAACTTATAAATTCTACATTGTATTGATTAAACATCTCTATGATATTGGCGAAGTCAAGTAAGGACCTGCTTATTCTGTCTAATCTATATACAATTACTTTTTCTATATTTCCTGCATGAATATCATCAATCATTTCTTCGAAGGCTGGTCGATTGATGTTGCTTCCAGAATAACCTTTATCATTATATACTTTGAATTCTTCATCACTAAATTGTTTCTTGCAAAACTCTATTTGCACTTCAATACTGACACTATCTTTTTTATCTATACTTTGACGTGTATAAATTGCTATCATTATACCATTCCCTTCTATTATTAAAACGGAATATCTTCGCTGTCTGCATCCCAAATGTTCACTTCGGTTTCATTGTGGCTAGATTCATTCCAAGGTTTTAATAACCCGTCTCTTAGAAATGTTGATTGTTGTCCACAATGAGTACAATATCTTGCATTGCCATCTAATAAGGCACCACATGGTTCATCATCGTATTCACTTCTACCAGGATAATCAGTATTAGTACATCTGTTTACAATATAAGTTCCACAAATAGAACAATAATCTCCTTGATTTGAATCTTCATTATTACATACAGGGCATACTATTGCCTTTGATTCATTATCTACCTCTATTCCATTATAAAACATAGGTTTTCTCCTTTCTATATTCCAACCGTCATCACTTATTTCTGGATCCCAAATTGTCCTTAATTCAGTTCCGCCACATATTGGACAGTAATTTGTTAATTTTTCAATTGGATGATTACATTTTGCACAATAATCAAAATATGGCATTTTATAATTGTTAAAATATTTAATGTGTGCTCTCGTTACTCTATATTCATCAAGTGGCAAGAATTTTATTCTTGAATTTTTAGCTTCATATGAAATATTAAAAGCCTCCATCACTCTCCATTCAAACGTCAATGGATCTCTTATAATTCTATTATATAAAGGTACTGGTGATAATAAATTACGTGCAAAACAATTAGCTTCGTTTTCTATAGATTGATACTCTTTTTCGTTAAAGCCACCTCTATTAAGTACAGCTTTATCAACTCTATCATAATGATTTAAAAAATAATGTCCAAGTTCATGAGCTACAGTAAACCTATCAAGTCCACGATTATATTTAGTGTCATTATAATATATAACGTATCTTTTCTTTTTGGAATCTTTAGCTATTGCCCCTAATTCACTACCTAAAAACTCTATAATTTCATCAATTGAGCATCCATTTAATTTGGAAAAGTCAGAATAAGAACAAATTCGCATATTAGGGATTTGATTTATAATAATTCTTAGGTCAATAGGTGCCTCATTAATGCCGTATTGACCTAACACTTCAACAGAGCGATTAACTGCGCTAGTATAATTTGGTGTCAAGACTATCGTTCTTTATCCTCCATTTCATCATCAAATAATTCCTCAAATGAAATTTTTAGTAATTCCATCATTTTTTCTTTTTGCTTTATATTCATTTTTTTACTTGCTCTTCTGATTAGTTGAATATCGGGGTCTGAATCCTCGATTTCTTTTCCGTCGACTAAGTAGTCTATAGATACATCTAAATAATCAGCTACTTTTTTTAGCTTATCAATATTCGGTTTAGCTTTATCCCATTTTACAATCGTCCCATTGCCAAAACCTAACTCTTCTTCAAGCTTAGGCAAACTTAATCCCTTCTTTTTAGCGAGCTCACGAATTCTATCTCGTAAATCCATATGTATCTCCTTTCATTAACAAGAAAAAAATCTTGTTAAAGTTATTGACAGCAAGAATATAATCTTGTATAATGAAAGTGTCACAAGAAATAAATCTCGTATTTCAAACAATTTAAATAAAAACTGCAATTTTTATTTAAATGACAAGAAAATAATCTTTTATTTGTCTTTATTTTATAATAGATTATTTTCTATTAAATGTCAATATTATTTTATCGACAAGGAGGTGAAAATTATGATTTTAGAAAAAATAAAAATTTTATGTAAAACAAAAAATATTACAATTTCAGAATTGGAAAGAATTCTAGGTTTTGGTAATGGGACAATTCATAGATGGGATGTCAATCAACCTACAATAGGCAAAGTTCTATCAGTTGCTAAATATTTCTGCGTAAGCACAGATTATTTATTGAACACAGATGAATTTCTTCCATCTCAAGAATCAAGAAATTTTTCAAAGATATATGATGCACTAACAGAAAATCAGAAAGATTTAGTTAAATGCTATATATCTATCATAGCTCAGAATAAAGCTGTGTAATTATGGATAATTACCAAGATTGTAAATAAACAAATACAGCATAATGTACAACCAGGATTGAATAAATTATACAGAGGTGGTGCTATTGAAACGTGAAACATATAAGACAGTTGAAAAAGTAATGTTAGGCGGCAGAGAGGTTACAGTAACACACATACGTCCTGTATTAACACCTGAAGAGCTTTTAAAAGCACAAATTAGAGTTAAAAAGAAATTAGTTAACCTAATGAGTAAACAAAAGGAATTAAGTTAAACACAGAAATGACAAAGAAGAGCTCAAAGCTCTTTATAAAAATACTTTTTATAAGACAAGCTCTTAACCAACATATGTAGGTAGAGATAATTTAGAACTAAGGAGGAAAGATGAACGAACTAAAGATATTTAATAATCAAGAATTTGGAGAGATAAGAACGATTGAGGAAGCCGGAAAGATTTTATTCTGTGGAAGTGATGTTGCAAAAGCATTAGGATATGTCATCCCAAGCAAAGCGGTTAATACTCACTGCAAAGGGGTTTCCAAAATGGAAGTACCTACAAGTGGTGGAATACAACAAATGCTTTTTATCACAGAGGGTGATATGTACCGCTTAATCACAAACAGTAAGCTTTCATCAGCAGAGAAATTTGAAAAGTGGGTATTTGATGAAGTTCTCCCTTCTATCAGAAAGCATGGTGCTTATATGACACCTGAAAAAATTGAAGAAGCTTTATTAAATCCAGACACGATCATAAGACTTGCAACAGATCTAAAAGCAGAAAGAGAAAAGAGATTGCAGGCTGAAAAGCAAATTGAAAGCAATAAACCAATGGTCTTATTTGCGGAAAGTGTGCAAACATCTAAAACATCAATACTTGTTGGAGAGTTAGCAAAATTATTGAATCAAAACGGTGCTGATATCGGACAGAACAGATTATTTGAATGGCTGAGAAACAATGGTTATTTAATAAGAAGAAAAGGCACTGATTACAATATGCCAACTCAATACAGCATGGACCTGGGACTGTTTGAGATTAAAGAGACCTCGATAACACATGCTGATGGACACATAAGCGTTAATAAGACTCCAAAGGTAACAGGCAAGGGACAGATATACTTTGTAAATAAGTTCAAGAATATAGCATAGGAGGATAGAAGTAAGATGATTAATTTTAAAAATCTTGGAAAGGCGCTTAAATACAGCAAGTATTCACAAGTAGTTTGGTTCAGGACAGAAAAATACAGTTACCTCTTTGCCGGGTACTGGGGAATAAGAACAACAAAGCAACTGCACATAGAAAAAGGCATATTTGTAACCCTTATAAATTTATTTCAGGCAATACCGGAAGTAGGAAAGGGATATGAAATAAGAAATATGTACAAAGGTCCAGAGCCTCTAGATGAAGAGAGAATTAAATTTCTTGTAGAGCTACTGGAGAACATACCGAAGAATGAAATCAAATACACAAGTCTTATGAACATAAGAAGTCTCCAAAATGACATTATTTTAAAATCAGAAAGTGACTATATCTTTGTTAATAAAGTGTACGCGGATATTGTTGACATAGCTGATTATACAAAATTATATGGTTCAGGTCCAAATCAACCAATCTACACACAAGATAATGAAGAAATAGCAATGATATTTCCTGTTAGATATCAGAATATACCAGAATATTTAAAATCAATCTAAGGAGGGAGGATATGTTTTCAGATCTAGCAAGTGAATTAATAACAATAGCAGTACAAGCATTCTTTATAACAGTAGCCGGATGGATATGTGTGTTTGCTTGGCAGGACATAGGAGGTGTTGAAAATTTCAAGGCTGTTGTATTCAGAAGAAGAAATATGCGGAATGTACAAAAAAGCAGACGTAAACCTAAACAGAATAAAGTTGCTTCAAGAATTGACTCTTTTTAGCAAAGAAAAAATTATCAAAATACTTCAAGATAATGGTTGCGAGTTAGAAGCACCTGCAAAGGTGAACAACAAGCATAAAAAGGAGCTAACAAAAGATAAGTTCCTTGAGTATTACAAGCAAAACTTAAGTGACTACAAAATTTCATTAAAAATTGGTCTAAGTGAGGGGGCAATAAGGTACTGGAGAATCAAATACGGCTTACCATCGAACTGTAGAAAAAAAGAGCCGATTAGGTGCGAACTAATCAGCAGCAATTAAAAAATCTTATACAGCTACATTGTAGCAGAAAGGACAAAGAAATGCAAATAGAAAAATTAGTTGACGGTGCAGTTGATTATAGACTAGCAACATTAAAAGCAAAGGAACTAGGTATTATAAATATTTCATACCTAGGAAATGAAAAAGAGGCATTTCAGTATTACGGCGAAGAAAATTTCAAGAAAGTTATAGAAGACAAAAAATACACAGTTGAGAGATTTGACAAAAGACAATATAAATACACATGCATTATCAGCGGCTTAACATTCTTTTGCATCACAGATAGTTTGTTGTTTGAAAATGATGAAAATAAAATCGAGGGGGAAGTTAAATGAACAAAATTCAAATAAAGAAATTCATAGAAGAAGAAAGAATAAAAACTATTAAGAACGCCAAACAGAAAGCCACTGAAGAAATAAATAGGATAAAGGAACAAGAGGCCGAAGAATCTTTAAAAAGCATTTCAGTTTATGAATTGGAAATTGATATTGAAAAACTGTTAGGTAAGTTGAAGAATATACAGACTTATTTTGATAGGAATAAAAATTATACCTACAATTGTTCAAGAATATCCAATGCTATGGATTATTTGCAAACTTCTCTTAACAAAGGTATAAAAAAAGACATTCAAGATAGCATTGACACAAAAGCTTATATGAGGTTTGAACCATACTCAAAATTTGATAATCAAAAGGCGGTAATCAATGAGGAATTTTCTAAGATACTTGGCAATGTTTCATCAATGACTGGTGTTAAGGCAACAGAGTATTTAAAAGAATTAGGATTTGAAATTCCAGAAGAAAATGTTACTAAGAATGAGATAATGGCACCTATTAACATTGCTTTATTAAAGGAATTAAGAGGAGGCATTTAAATATGTTCAGAGGATTAAGACCTGATGAAATAGATGTAAGAGTAGGGACTGTAACAGCTAAAGGTGTTTCATTACTCCTTTATAAAGATGCCAGGTGCGATATGAACATTCTAGATGAAACATACGGACCTGAAGGATGGCAGAGAAAACATGAAGTTATAAACGGCAATCTATACTGCGGTATAGGTATCTGGAACAGAGATATTAAAGAATGGGTTTGGAAATGGGATTGCGGAACTGAAAGCTTCACAGAAAAAGAAAAAGGAGAAGCTTCAGACAGTTTTAAAAGAGCAGCTTTCAATGTAGGAATAGGCAGAGAGCTTTATACTGCAGGATTTACATTTGTTCCTTGTGCTACACAACCAAAGCAGGGCGGTAAGGGGCACGAATTAGTTAATCCTTATCAGTTTAACGGAGCTTATGTATCAGATATCAGGTATAAAGAGACAGAGCACAAAAGAGAGATTACAGGCTTGGTAATAAAAGACTCTAAAGGAGTTACACAGTATTCTAAATTTGCACCAGTTGAAAATCAGACTTCAAAACCGATAGAAGTTCCAAACGAAGATGTACAAGCTATAAATGATAAGGTAATTGACAGAATCCAGTTAGGAACTTTAGAAGCTGAGCTGAAAAGAACAGGTGTAAAAACGGCTCAAATTTGTAAAGAATACAGCATCCAGGCATTATCAGAATTGAAGCTTGAACAATGGAAAAAACTGATGACAAGACTTGAAAAAGTACAAACAAAACAAAAGAAAGACCTAGGTCTATAGGAGGACGAAATGTTTATAAAAGTTAAAGTAATCGATGATAACGGACAACCCAAAGGGCGTGCTTATACATACAATAGCGATATTGAAGTTAATGTGGGTGATTTGGTAGTCGCTGACATGGCAGGTAAAGATAAGATATTGACTGTAACAGAAGTTAATGTTGCAGAGGAAAAAGGTGATTTTGAAATTAAAGTAATAAAAGGTCTTGCTGCTGATGTTGAAACAGAAGAATCTTCTACATTGGAATTTAAGGTAGAAAAAGAAGTCCTTCCGGTAATTAAAATCAACTTTGAAGAGATGAAATCTGCTCTTAAAGGTACATTAACAGAATACAAGGGAATTGTAGTAACTGAGCAAAGTTTGTCTTCCTGTAAGTCAAAACAAAAGGATCTGGCAAGCTTGAGGGTGAAAATAGACAACTACAGAAAAGACAAGAAAAAAGACTTATCAAAGCCAATAACAGAATTTGAAAATCAATGCAAGGAATTAATAGGCTTGATTGAGCAGGCAGAACAACCAATTAAGGAAGGCATAAAAGTATTCGATGACCAGAAGAGAGATTTGAAGCGAAACCAAGCAATAGAGCTTGCAAAGGAAGTTGCAGCTGAATACGGTCTTAATGAAAAGTACGCTGACAGACTTGAAATTTTGGACAAGTACTGCAACCTAACAGCTAAATCAAATGAGGTCAAAGAAGACTTGATTTCAAAGGCAATGACATTAAAAGTTGAACAGGACAGAGAAAATGAATTGATTGATATCATCAAAGATGTAATTGATTCAGAGAACGAAAGAATCAACCGTAAAATGAAATTTGAGGACTTCAAGAGATACATAGACAGAGGCATGACAACGAAAGAGGTTATAGGTGAAATAAAGCTTTCTGCAAGCAGGATATACGAAGCAGAGAATCCTCCAATACCTGAGCCAGTACCAGAAATAAGTCCGGTACCAATACCTGAACCAGTGAATCAGCCTGAGCCGGTAATGGAACCAACTCCTGAACATATAAAAGAACCAATATTTGAACCTATTCAGGAAGAGCCTAAATACTATGCTATTTATCGAATCGTTGGGAAGCATGAGCAGTTGTTAAGTGTATCTAAGTTTTTAAAGGACAACGGCATTGATTACGCTGTTGTTGATGATGGTGAAGTATGAAAAGTAGTCTAGTTACAGCAGACCTGGAACATTGCTTTGTATGTGGCACAACTCAAAACTTGCAAGAGCATCATTGCTTCCATGGAACAGCTAACAGAAAGCAAGCGGACAAGTACAGAATGACTGTTCCGCTGTGTGCAAAATGTCATACAGAGCTCCATGATAAAAATGCAGAGCTTGACCTGAGAATAAAACAGCTTGCACAGATTGAATTTGAGAAGAACTTTTCTTTTGAAGAGTTTATGAAAATCTTTAAAAAAAATTATCGTTAGGAGGACGTTATGAATAAATCAGATTTAAAAACAGGAATGAGAGTTGAAACAAGAGAGGGCTATGTTTACTTAGTTTTAAAGGATGTTGAAACTAAAAATTATGGACATCAAAACATTGTATTTGTTAATGATAGTTTTATACTTGGTGACGATTACAATGAAAATTTAATTAAAAATAAATCAACTGGTTTTAGCTCTAATTATGACATTATGAAAGTTTATGAAATCGAAACTGGTAGTTCATTTAATTCAAATGTTCTTAATTTAAACGAAAGAATATTGGTTTGGGAACGTCAAGAATACACAGAAGAACAAAAAGAAATCTTCAAGGCACTTAAAACACTAGGTTTTAATTGGATATGTAGAGATTCAAATGATAAAATTTATGCCTTTAACACTAAACCTTATTTATGTGGACATACTTGGGTTCATAACGGCAATGGCACTGGCAGATGTGCAAGCATAGATAAAAATTTAGATTTTATAAAAAAAGAAGACATGGAACCGTTTGAAATACCTTCATAGGTGACAACATGGAACTTACTTTTACAAAAGGCAAAATAACAAGAGAGCTTTCCGGGGACTATGAAGTTACGCTCATAGTTCCCAAGCAAGAACAAAGCAAGGTAGAAGCTTTAAATGAGCTCCTGAACGATGAAAAGCTAAAAGAATGCAAGATAGACCACAAGAAAAAGAAGCGCTCATTAAACGCAAATGCTTATTGTTGGAAGCTCTGTACAGAGATTGCAGATGTTTTAAGGACTTCAAAGGATGAAATCTATTTGAAGATGCTCAAAAGATATGGCCAGAGCAGTGTTGTATCAGTAGTAGAACCTGCAGCTGATTTATTTATGAGATCAGTTAAATATTATGAAGAGTTCGGAGAGTCTGAACTGAACGGTAAAATGTTCAAGCACATAAAAGTGTTCATGGGCTCAAGCGAATATGATACAAAGCAAATGAGTATTCTTATAGACGGAATAGTGAGCGAATGCAAAGACTTAAAAATAAACACAATGACACCAGCAGAGATTCAAGCATTAAAGGAACAATGGGGAAGGTGATAAATTGGCAGAAGTCAAGTGGATTAAAATTGTTACAGATATATTTGACGATGAAAAAATACTGTTAATTGAAAGTATGCCTGAAGCTGATGCAATGATAGTAATTTGGTTTAAGTTGCTAACTCTAGCAGGCAAAATTAACAATGGCGGTGTTCTATTATTCAATGACAAACTTCCATATACAGATGAAATGCTTGCAACTATTTTCAGAAGACCAATTAATATAGTCCGATTAGCAATAAATACTTTTGAAAGATTTGGAATGATTGAAGTAATAAACAATGCAATAACAATTCCAAATTGGAGCAAACATCAATCATTAGATCAGTTAGAAAACAAAAAAGAGTATATGAGAACCTACATGCAAGAATACAGAGAAAAGCAAAAGTTAATAGCTGAGGGTAAAGAAGATTGTAAAACTAACAGTAAAGTTAACAGTAAAGCTAATGTTAGCTCGCTAGATATAGATAAAGAATTAGATAAAGAATTAGATAAAGATATAAAGAAGAAACCTCAAAAACATAAATATGGTGAATATCAAAATGTACTTTTATCTGATGAACAGCTTGAAAAATTACAAAATGAATTCCCTACGGATTGGAAAGCACGTATTGAGAGAGTATCGGAATACTGTGCAAGTACAGGGAAGTCATATAAAGATTATTTGGCAACGATAAGAAATTGGGCAAAGAAGGAACCTGTTAAGACTCAACCAATTATAAAGCCAAACAGTTTTCACAACTTTGACAGCAAGATTGGTAAAAAGACTGAAGCAGAACTTGAAGAAATTGCAAGAAGAAAACATGAAAAGTTTAAAACAGGAGGATAAGAATTGAAAGCAACATTTGAGGGCGCAACCATAAAAGTATGGTTTAAGACTATATCAACATCAAGAAATTTCTATAATGTCGCAGAGATAGTTCAAGAAGGCAATGCAGTACTGATTAAGACAGGCAACGGAGACCAACACTTACTGAACTTTGAAAATGTGAACATGATAGAAGAAATAGAGACTGGCATGGATATTAAGATGCAGGAGCTCAAAGACAAGTTCAAGAAAACTAACTAGGAGGAATGAATGCAATACGAAGAATTTTTAAAAAGCAAAGAAAGAGTTATCAAACCTTCCGGATTTGAGTGTGAGCCTTCTAACAAATACCTATTTGATTTTCAAAGAGACATTACAAAATGGGCATTAAAGAAAGGCAAAGCTGCAGTGTTTCTTGATACAGGACTCGGAAAAACAATAATTCAACTATCATGGTCCGATGAAGTCTGCAAATATACAAATGGCAAGGTTTTAATTTTGGCTCCTCTGGCAGTAAGTAAGCAGACCGTTAGAGAAGGCGCAAAGTTCGGAATAGAAGTTACAAGCTGCAGAAGCCAGAAAGATGTAAAGCAAGGAATTAACATTACAAACTATGAGATGCTTCAACACTTCAATCCTAATGAATTTGATGGAATAGTGCTTGATGAGAGCTCAATTATAAAAAGCTTCAGTGGAAAAACAACACAAGAAATGCTCGATTTGTTCAGATTTACACATTACAAATTAGCATGCACAGCTACTCCGGCGCCGAACGATTATGAAGAATTAGGAAACCATGCAGAGTTTTTAGGGGTAATGACTAGACCTGAAATGCTTGCAACATTCTTTGTACATGATGGTGGAGACACAGCAAAATGGAGATTAAAGGGACATGCTGAGAATGATTTCTGGAAGTGGATTGCATCCTGGGCAATGGTTGTAAAAAATCCTGAAGACCTTGGATATGACGGAAGCAAATACAAGCTTCCTCAGCTGAATATTCAAACTCATTATGTTGAAAGCCCAACAACTGAAGATATGTTTATTACTCTTCCGGCTCAGACATTGGATGAGAGAAGAGAAGCAAGAAAAGAGAGCTTGCAGGACAGAGTTAATAAGGCAGTTGAATTAGTTCAAGGCATGGAAAGCTGCTTGATATGGTGTGATTACAATGATGAGAGCACTGCTTTATCAAAGGCTATCGATGGAGCTATAGAAGTAAAAGGAGCAGACACTCCAGAGCATAAAGAAAAAGCATTGATAGGATTCGCAACAAGCGAAGTCAAATATCTTGTAACGAAGCCGAAAATAGCAGGATTCGGAATGAACTGGCAGAACTGTAATAACATGATATTCTGCGGACTATCAGACAGTTATGAAAGATTCTATCAGGCAATAAGACGTTGTTATAGGTTCGGGCAGACAAAAGAAGTCAATGTTCATGTGATTATCTCAGAAAAAGAAGAAAGTGTATTGCAGAATGTTAGACGGAAAGAAGAGCTTGCACAGATGATGTCAAGTAACATGGTGGCTTTGACTTCTGAAATATTAAAAAATGAGATTAAGAACACATCCAGGAATGTAATAGATTACACGCCACAGCATGAAATTAAATTACCGGAATGGTTAATGGAGGTTAGTTAATGAAAGTAAACAATCAATATATTACGGATAGGATGTGTTTGTACAATGGCGATAGCTGTGAAGTACTAAAAGGTATTCCAGACGACAGCATCCATTTCAGTATTTACAGTCCGCCGTTTGCAAGTTTGTACACATACTCAAACAGTGACAGAGATTTAGGTAATTGCAGAAATAATGAAGAATTCTTCAAGCAGTTTAGGTTTATTGTTGAGGAGCTTTTCAGGGTTTTGAAGCCAGGACGATTAATGTCTGTTCACTGCATGGATATACCAGCAATGAAAGAGCGTGACGGTTATATAGGGCTTCAGGACTTTCCGGGAGATTTAATTAGACTATTCCAAGACTGTGGATTTATATATCATTCAAGAACAGCTATATGGAAAGATCCACTAGTTGAAGCAACAAGGACAAAAGCTATTGGATTAATGCACAAACAATTATGTAAAGACTCTGCTATGTGTAGGAACGGACTTCCTGATTACTTGGTTACAATGAGAAAGCCAGGTGATAACGATGAACCTATAAAACATCCAGACGGATTTATAAGATTTATAGGTGAAGATGAACCGGAAGCACCAAAGAAAGAGCCAACATTAACTGATAGCAGGAAACACAGAGATATATCAATGGCAAAAGTTGATCCGGTTTATTCTCATCAAGTATGGCGAAGATATGCAAGTCCTGTATGGATGGATATAGACCAAAGCTATACATTAAATCGAAGTGAAGCCAGAGAAGAAAGGGATGAACGCCATATATGCCCTCTTCAGCTCCAAGTTATAGAAAGAGCCATTGAGCTGTGGAGCAATCCGGGAGACATAGTATTAACACCTTTTCTGGGAATAGGCTCTGAAGCTTATCAAGCATTGAAGATGAAGCGAAGGGCTGTAGGAATTGAATTAAAAGAAAGCTACTACAATCAGGCGGTTAAGAATTGTCAATCAGTGATTGAAGAAGAAAATCAAATGAGTTTATTTTAGGAGGATAAATGAAAGTAAGAATAATTAATAAAAGTGGTTTTGATTTACCGAAATATGAAACTTCAGGAGCTGCAGGATTTGATATAAGAGCATCAATAAAGAGCGATGATGTAATTCATCCTGGTGAAACAGTAATTGTGCCTACTGGTTTATATGTAGCCGTGCCTAAAGGTTATGAGCTTCAGATAAGAGGTAGAAGCGGACTGGCAATGAAACATGCTATAAGCATTACTCATGGAGTTGGAACTATAGATTCTGATTACAGAGGAGAAATAAAAGTCTTTTTAACGAATCATGGGTTATTGCCTTTCGATATTAAACCAGGTGACAGAGTAGCACAGGGAATAGTAGCTCCGGTGGTTCAGGCTGAGTTGGTAGAAGTTAAAGAACTTGATGAAACCGAAAGAGGAACAGGCGGCTTCGGAAGTACAGGGAGGAACTGATATGAAAAAGCTTAAATATTACTATCACTGCATTAAGTGGTTGTACAAGCATAGAAACTGGACAAACACAAGACAAAAGTTCAAAGCAATGGCTAGAGAGGTACAGGAATGAATATCAAAATAGATGAAACATGTTCATTGAAAAGTGACCCTCGAAACGTGATTTTAGTTGAAAACAAAACATCACAAGAAGGCAATGAGTACGAAACAACGATAGGTTACTTTGGAACAGTTGAAAGCGCGCTGAAAGGGTACTTACAGTATAAGGTGAATACTTCAAAGGCAACCAGCATCACACAACTTATAGACGAAATAAATGGCTGTAAGAAGATAATTGAAAAAACATTGAGGGGGCAAATAAATGAATAGCGTTGTACTTATAGGCCGTTTGGCTAGAGATCCAGAACTAAAATTCATACCATCAACAGGTATGGCCGTAGCAAAGTTCAACTTAGCAGTAGACAGAGAAATGAGCAAAGACAAGAAGCAAGAAGCAGCTGCACAGGGAAAACAAACTGCAGACTTTATCGGCGTAACGGTATTTGGCAAGACAGCAGAAAACTGTGCAAATTATCTCAACAAAGGAAGTCAATGTGCTGTACACGGCAGAATCAATACAGGAAGTTACACAACTCAAACAGGTGAAAAGAGATACACAACTGATGTAATAGCAGACAGGATTGAGTTTGTAGGACAAGCAAAGCAGACAAATGGAAAGCCAGTAGACGCAGAAGGCTATTTCAATGAAGCGTTTGACGGTGAAGATGGTTTTCATGTAGTGGACGATGAGGACATACCATTTTAAGGAGGATAAAAAACATGGGATTAGATGTAACAGCTTATAAAAATTTGAAAAAGGTGGATAATCCACAAATTGATAAAGATGGAGATTTAGTAAATTGGGATACAGAATGGAGACCTGGAGCAAGTATGGAATGGTCAGAAAGTGTATGGCCAGGAAGAGGAAAAGGTGTTGAAGCTAAAACAGTTTACTCTTACGAAGAAGATTATGATTTTAGAGCTGGAAGTTATAGCGGATATAACTATTGGAGAGAACAACTTGCATGCTTTAAAGGTGAAGTCGCATTCCAGGAATTAGTTGACTTTGCAGATAATGAAGGAGTTATTGGACCTGTAGTATCTAAAAAGTTGGCTAAAGAATTTTCGGATTATGAAGAAGAAGCTAAAGAATTCTCAAAAACTTTAGGAGAAAATGGTGATTGGTGGTTTGAAAAATATTTAGATTGGAAAAAAGCTTTCGAGATGGCTATAGAAAACGGTGCAGTAGATTTTCATTAGAAGATAAAAGGAGCTTCGGCTCCCCTTAGGAGGTAAATATGAAAAGAAAGGGGAAATACCTATCCTAGTGAAACTAGGTTGCTGGATAGTGAATAGAGACATTTCAGCATAAAATTTGAGGTCGTGGCTTTATAGCAAACTAAATAATTAACCACATTACTATGATAAGTAAGTGGTTGGTATGAAACAAATAGTAATGTTTAGTGGTGGAGCTTCAAGTGCTTATACTGCTAAGCTAGTAATAGATAAATACGGAAAAGAAAACACAATTTTATTGCATACTCCAACATATGCAGAGCATCCAACAGCAGATACATTCAGGCAACAGGTAGCTGAATATTTAGGGTTAGCAATAACGGTGCAAGAGGATGGAAGGGACCTATGGAAACTTATAGAAGATAATAACTGTTTACCAAGCTTTCATATTCCTTTCTGTACTCAACAGCTTAAAATCAAACAAACGGATATATTCTTAAAGAAAATGGCTGAAGAGGTAAATATACATTATGGCTTTGGAACTGATGAATATAGACGTATTCAGAAGGTTATGGCAAGACTTGAGGTTAAAGGATATAAAACAGAGTTCTTGGTATATGAAAGCGGAATAGCAAATGAACATATTAAAAGAATTATCCAAGATGAATGGAAAATTGAGTTGCCAGAGCCTTATAAATATCTAAGTCACAACAACTGCATACCATGTTTTAAAGCCGGGAAAAGTCACTTTAAACAAGTATGTAAGTATTATCCTGAAGAGTTTGAAAGAGCAGTACAGATGGAACACAAAATAGGACATACAGTATTTAAAGATTGCACTTTAGAGGACGTAAGGGAAGAAGTCATGAAAAGTAAAAATCAAATAAGCTTTTTAGATAATGATTTTAATATTCCTTGTGAGTGTATGGATTAAAGGGAGCTTTGGCTCCCTAAGGAGGGGTAAATGAGATTGTTAATAGTGGACAACTTCGCCGGTGGCGGTGGAGCAAGTACAGGAATAGAAATGGCAATAGGTAGAAGTGTTGATATAGCGATAAATCATGATGAAATGGCAATTAAAATGCATCAAGTAAATCACCCTGATACAAAACATTATATAGAGGATGTATGGCAAGTAGATCCAATTGAAGCAACGCAAGGTCAACCTGTAGGATTAGCATGGTTTAGTCCTGATTGCAAGCATTTTAGCAAAGCCAAGGGCGGTAAGCCGGTAGATAAAAATGTAAGAGGGCTTGCATGGGTAGCTGTTAAATGGGCAAAGGCTGTTCATCCAAGAGTTATTATTCTTGAAAATGTAGAAGAGTTTCAAACATGGGGACCATTAATTAAGGATGAAAAAGGAGACTTATATCCTGATCCAAATAAGAAGGGACAAACATTTGAACTATTTATCAAGGCATTAGAAAAACAAGGTTATAAAGTGGCTTTCAGAGAGCTAAGAGCGTGTGACTATGGAGCTCCTACATCAAGAAAAAGATTTTTCATGATTGCAAGGTGTGATGGTAAACAAATAGTATGGCCAGAGCCGAGCCATGGAGATCCTGAAGGAATTGAAGTAAGATGCGGATTATTAAAGCCATGGCGAACTGCAGCAGAGTGCATAGACTGGTCAATACCTTGTCCAAGCATATTTGACAGAAAAAAACCACTTGCAGAAAATACACTAAAACGTATTGCAAAGGGAATTCAAAAGTTTGTAATTGATAATCCAGAACCGTTTATAATTCAATATCACAGCTACGGAGAAGGCTTTAGAGGGCAAGAACTAGGAAAACCAATAATGACACTTGACACATCTAACCGTTATGGACTGGTTACACCATTCTTAACAAAATACTTTGGCGGTTATTATGAAGGTTGTGGAAACGGAATTGATGAACCTGTATCAACATTAACCACCAAAGACAGACTAGGACTTGTTACAAGTCACTTGATACAAATGAATAATAATTGTGATGGCAGAGATTTAAATAAACCAATGAATACGATAGTTGCTGGTCCAGGGCATATAGGAGAGGTTAGAACGTTTCTCATGACGTATTATGGCAACGGAAATGATTTAGGACAACGACTAGACCAGCCATTAAGAACTATAACTGCAAAAGACAGATTCGGAATTGTAACTGTAAAAGGGATTGAATATCAAATTGTGGATATTGGAATGAGAATGCTGAAACCGCATGAATTATTCAAAGCACAAGGATTTCCGGATAATTACATAATTGATAGAGATAGTGAAGGCAATCTATATCCTACAACGGAACAGGTTGCTAAGTGTGGAAATAGTGTATGTCCTCCATTAGCAAAGGCATTAGTAGAAGCAAACTACAAAGAAGAAATATTCGAGAATGTTGCAGGTTAGGAGATGATTAATTGATTAAATTTACAATACCAGGAGAACCAAAAGGAAAAGACAGACCTAAGTTTTCAAGGCAAGGAAAGTTCGTAAAGACATACACACCTGAAACAACGGTTAATTATGAAAACTGGGTTAAGATATGTTTTCAGGAAGCAAAGCAAAGTAAGCTCACAGGTCAACTAAAGGCAGAAATAAAATGTTTCTATAGCATACCAAGTAGTTACAGTAAGCTTAAAAAAGAAGATGCTTATTATGGCAAATTAAGACCTACAAAGAAGCCGGACATTGATAACATAGCAAAGATAATATTTGATAGTCTTAATGGATTGGCATATGACGATGATAAAAGTATTGTGAGCTGTCAAATTGATAAGTGGTTTGATGACAAGCCAAGAGTTGAAGTATTAATATGGGAGGAATAAGATGCTAACAGCCGAACAGAAGGAAAAAATAAAATATTTAAAACGATTAAAAACCTTAGATAAACAAATTGACAGAAATATTTTAGAACTTGAAAAATGGCAGAGTAGAGCATGTAAAATTACAAGCGTAATATCGGACATGCCTAGAGGTAGTGATGTAACAGACAGAATGTCAGAAAATGTTGCAAATATGATAGATATAAACAATCAAATTAATGCAGACATTGATGAATATGTTGATAGTAAAGCAGAAATCAATAGAAAAATAGATTCAATTGATGATGATAGACTAAGAAATATACTAAAGGACAGATATATAAATTATTGGACCTGGGAAGAAATAGCTTGGAAGAATAATTACAGTTGGCAACATGTATATAGACTTCATGAACAAGCATTAGATTTATTAAACATGTGATTGAATGAGAGTATTTCCGTGAGACAATGATAGTGTCCAAGATTGACTACAAGTATCGTTCTTAAAACCTCCGTAAAAAGGTGCTCATAATAAGGGCGCCTTTTTTAATATTATGATTGAAAGAAAATGTTTGCAGTGATATAATTCAATTAAATAATTTTACGGAGGGGTAAAGTGAAAAAATCAAATGTTTATAAAAGCGAACCACTAACGTGCGATGTATGTGGTAAAAATCTATTCGATAACCCAGGTATGTCAATAATAGTATTTCATGAAGATGCAGATACTAGGGCTATAAAAGACATAAAGGTATGTTGCAAAGGGGACTGCGATAGAATTTTAAAATCAAGAAGACCTAAAGATTACATAGATGGATGGAGAGAAGTCACCGAATTTACAAATCCATATCTATATATAAAAAATGTGGTTGCAGTACTAAACAACTTGCAAAGTGGTGAGCAGAAATTTGATGATGAGGCTTTTAAAAAGTATAAGAATATAATTTTAAATTGCTATCCTTATGTATGTAGGGATTTAGATCAAAATGAAATGAGCACAGCAGAATTTGAAAGCATGCTGCCATTTTAAAGGTATAATGGGCATGGACGAAGATATAGTAAGTTTATTTGAAGGAATGTTGGACAAACTTGATGAAATCTCTAAGACGTTTTCAAGGATTGAAAATTACATAACTAATATGGACAGTAACACAGTAAGTATTGAATCAAATACAAGTTGGGTAGACAGTAGACTTAGCAGCATTGATACTACAGTAAGCAATATTGAAAGTGTAGTTACAAGCATAGATAATAAAACAGAATAATAGTAAATAGAAAGAGCTCATAACAGAGTTCTTTTTATTTTGGAGGTGAGCAGGATATCAAAATACAATTGTTATACAAGATGGAATAAAGAATATCTAATATGTTTATGTAAAGTAGGTAATCCTGCTTGCGACAGATTTAAGACATGTGAAATAGAAGAGTTTGACCATGAAAAGTTCAATGGTATAAAGGATTGTATGAAGCATGAGAAGTATAAACGTATTAACAGAAGAGTAAAGCAATACTAAGTGTCAAATATTGTAAATTATTGTTGATTGAAATAGTTTTCCTTGGTATAATATTAGTAATTATCGTCATACAAAAAGGGGGAGAGAAAAATGAATGATGAATACATAAAAGAAATAACAATAGCCATGATAGAGAAGGGACTTCTTTATAGTGGTGCTGACAATGAAGAAACTGCAGAAGAAATTGCTAAGTTTATCAATAAATTAAGAGAAAAGTTAAACAAATAAATAAATAAAGTGAAGACATCCAATAGGGTGTCTTTTTTAACGAAAGGCAGGTGAGCCGGATGGCCAAAGGTAAGTATGAATATTGGTTAACACCTGAAGGCTTGCTGAAGCTAGAAGCATGGGCAAGAAACGGTTTAACTGATGAGCAAATAGCACAGAACATGAGCATAAATGTCGCAACTTTATATAGATACAAGGAAAAGTATTGCGAGATTTGCGAGGCCTTAAAAAGGGGAAAAGATGTTGTTGATATCGAAGTCGAAAATGCTTTATTAAAACGTGCTTTAGGGTATGCTTATGTTGAAACGAAAACAGAAGTAAGTAAAAAAGACGGTAAAAAGGTTACTACAACCATAAAAGAAGTTATTCCGGATACAACAGCACAGATATTTTGGCTGAAGAATAGAAGACCTGATTTATGGAGAGATAAGCAACAAATAGAACACTCAGGGCAAATTAGTAATCCATTTGAAGGAATTTCAACAGAAGATATTAAAAAGGCGTTGGGGAAGAAATGACACCTGAATTAGAAAAACAATTTACTTTAGAACTTGCAAGACGCGAGTTCTTTTATTATTGCAATATTAAGGCGCCTGAGTTTTATAAAGACGGTAGAGAATATCTCGTTGAGTTCTGCAATGATCTCCAGGAGTTTTATGAATCCGATGATGAAGTTGGTATAATCAATTTACCGCCTCGACACGGTAAATCAAGAACAGCCGGACTGTTAGTTGAATGGATCCTGGGGAAAAATAAAGAAGAAAAAATAATGACCGGATCATACAATGAAACACTGTCAACTATGTTTTCAAAGAATGTGAGAAATAGCATTCAGGAAGAAAAAGCAGATGAAAATAAGATAGTATATTCTGATATCTTCCCGGACACAAAGATAAAACGCGGTGATGGCGCCATGAATTTATGGAGCTTGGAAGGTGGATATAATAACTACCTTGCAACATCTCCTACAGGTACAGCGACAGGATTTGGTTGTACCTTCATGCTCATAGATGACTTAATCAAATCAGCTCTGGAAGCAAACAACTCTGATGTGCTTGAAAAGCACTGGGAATGGTTTACTAATACAATGCTGTCACGTCTTGAAGAAGGTGGCAAGATACTCATTGTAATGACCAGGTGGCACAGTTTAGATCTAGCCGGAAGAGCCTTAAAACACTTCACTGAAGTTGGTGCAAAGATTAAGCACATAACCATGAAAGCAATCCAGGATGATGGTTCAATGCTGTGTCCTGAAATACTCTCACGCAGATCGGCTGAGAACAAGAAAAAGGCTATGGGGCTTGATATATTCAGCGCCAACTATCAGCAGGAACCAATAGACATCAAAGGTCGATTATATACAAGCTTTAAGACTTATAAAGAGTTGCCTAAAGATGAAAAAGGCAACTTGGTATATACAGCAATTAAGAACTACACAGATACAGCTGACACAGGTGATGACTTCTTGTGCAGCATTGATTATATAGAATACAGAAAAGAAGCTTATGTTATTAACGTGCTTTACACTAAGGACGGCATGGAAATAACTGAGCCGGCAACTGCTAAGATGCTTCATGAGGATAAGGTTGATGTAGCGGATATAGAATCAAACAATGGTGGTAGAGGTTTTGCACGTTCAGTTGAACGTATATTGAAAGAAAAGCATAAGAGTAATAAAACAAGAATTCAACCATTCCATCAATCGAAGAATAAACAATCAAGGATCCTTTCCAATGCAACCTGGGTAATGGATCATATTTATTTTCCGATAAATTGGGCTGATAAGTGGCCTGAATATTATGAAGCAATGAGCAAGTACCAGAAGGAAGGCAAGAACCTGCATGACGATGCGCCTGACTGTACAACTGGTATTGCTGAAAAGATAGGACAAGGTAATACGTTTAGTTTTGATTAATAGATTTATAAAAACTCTTGCAAGAGGTGAAAAATATGTTTGATTTCAACATTTTAAACATTAAAAATGCTGCTAAGACTTCAATGACAAGATTGGAATTCTTTGAAGCTGAAATAAAGAAGTTTAAGAGCTCACAAAAGAGAAAAGATATGTTTGCCGGGGAAAGATATTACAGTGGTGAACATGATATCTTGAACAGAAAAAGAGAGATAATTGGTGAAGATGGTTCGCTCGTTGAAGTTTATAATCTTCCTAACAACAGGATAGTGGACAATCAGTATGCCAAGATGGTTGACCAGAAGACTAACTATTTTCTAGGTAAGCCTA